TGTATTCCATTATTTCTCTTCCAACCCAAGTGCATCTTTAATACAACGCGCATAGCCCTCAATATCATCCCAGTTATCTTTGTGCATGGGGTTTTCAGCTGCGCGTGCAAGTTTATCGAGTATCCAATGCACACCGTGCTTGAGCGCGCGTATCGTTTCGGGGTTTTCCATCCCTGAACAGAAGCTTTCGCCCGCTTGGTATCGTTCTTCCCAATCATCATATAACTTTTGGCAACACGCAAAGTGATCAATTGGCTTCCCGTAATTCTTGCCACGCTCATCGGTGATGGCTTTGATGGGATCTTTTTTATTGGGGACAATGACGAAGCCTTTATCCTCCAGCTCAGCATGATCCTCCTTAATGCGCTCGCGCATGGGGTCATATTCCCCGCTCTTTGCCCCTTCTGGTGGGGTTGGGAGTTCGTTGTTTTCACATCCTGGCTGGTATCCGTCGATCATTCTATGACTCCCTTAAATCTGAGGTGGGTGATGAGCTTCTGTTGTCCATCAATGGCATCGGTGAGTTTCTTCAATTCGCGTCTGACCTGGTTGCGTTTGAGCACCAATTTATCACGTAAGGCGACGGCGTCTGTGAGTTCACTCATGTGGAGGCGTCAGCAACAAAATAATTCGTTCGACATCAGCGTCGCACAGGACGCATGCATCTTTCCCATCGTGAACGGACACATATGGCCCGTTGTCACATGCCGCCTCCCCGTTGTTGATGATGTCACAGGCAATATCAGCGTCGCGCAGCTCCTGTGCCCAGACGTTACATTGATAGATGGTGCGAATATGTCCTATGCTCATCCCCATCTCCCTCTTTTTTCTGACTCGGCCTCAATATCTTTTTCAAGTTCTGCCACGCGGTCTTCGAGTCGGTCACGCTCCATTTGTAAATCAGTGAAATTGTCATCATCGTAGGAAGCTATCGCGTCAGCGTGCACAGCTTTCAATTCCTCAAGCACATCCTGAATGGGTTGATAACATTGATTCGCGATGCGACGTGCTTGATCCAATGCCGTGAAGCCTTCCAGCGACGTCGGTGGGCAGTGGAGTACATCGTTGATGGTATTGACGAGGAAGTCTTCAGGGAGATCGGGGAAGGGTTTACTCATCAGTGTAATCCTTCAAAAATACATCCGTCAATTCAACCTCAAAATTGGTTCCCGTCGTTTTGTCTGCCCAATTTACCTCATAGGCCATGCCACCATCAGCGTAGAGTTTAAGTGTAATTATAACTCCCTTCTGTCGTTCGCCGTTTGCACGATGGTAAATGACTTGGCCGAGTGTGTATTGTGGGTCAAACTTTTTGTCTGAATATGTGATCATGGGTTCAGCGCTTCAGGGCGTACGAGTAATGAATCTTTCCAGTCACCATCGTAGTCTGGACATTCTGAATCGACGAGAATGCGGCGGTTAGTGGTTTTCTTTTTCCGGTCTGCCCAATGCAAGGTATGGCACCGAGGAATACTTTTATGTGCCTTCCAGTCACCATTCTCATTCATCGCCCACGCGATGAACTCTGTAGGCTGCTTATCGAGATCGATGTTGATGGTTTGGCTAATGATGGTGTGGATCTTACCCCATTGTGCGCCATTGAATGGAGTCCAACCGTGATAACGCTCGGGGAGATTTGTTATGTTTGGATCGTGGTAAATATAACAACCCTTGGCATGTACATGCGGACGCCCCTCAATACCTTGATCAACTTTCCAACCTGCTGGGATTTCTAATTTGACATGTGGTGATTCGAGTCCTGCATCTATCGCCTGTGCCAATGTGGTATTCCCAGCACCAGTCAGCATCCCATGTGGGTTCTGTGCGTGGAGCATCTGGGTGATTTTGTCTAATCGCTTGCAGATAGTCTCTGTATGGTCGCATGCGTTTTGGTCAAATCGAGCTTCGAGTTCATGGATGGTGTCGTGTAATTTTTTGGTCGCGGTGAATTGGCCGACCATGTGCTTTTCGAGGCTCTTATATCGGGCCTTATTAGCTTTTTCGAGTAGATCAAATCGCTGGAGCGTCAAGTTAAGTCGGCCATCTGCCGCGTTGTTGAGTTGCGTCAGTGTCGATTCGAGTACGTTCGCAACGTAGTCTATTCTATTCCAGATATCGTTGTTTGTAATTGCCATGGTGCGTGATCCTTGTAGTTTGTGGCCTCGTATACGAATTCACCCCTACGTAGGAGTAACATCATGACTGTGACAGTCACTATAGAAGGCCCGAGCAAATCGGGTAAGACCCAGCTGGCCAATCTTATTCACAACGCTTTGATTCGTGCACCAAACCAACGATACGATGTATCTATTGGTGATGAGTGTGCGTGTGAAATGTCAAATCGGACAGATAGATGTGTGAACCCTAGTTCGCACACTATGGATGTCAATGTAATTGTCGGACAAACGTCTGACGCTGACGAACAGGACGATTCAACACCTGAAGAAACCGAACCAGATGTCGTGGATGACGCGGTTGACGAAACTGAAACGGAACAGGCCACGCCTCCTGACGACGGTGATGACGCCCAACCAACGGACGACGTCGCAGATACTGAGGCTGTTGGCCCTGTCGAATAGTTTATGATTCAGCATGCTGGACATAGAAAAACCCAGGCTGTTTGGCCTGGGTTTTTATTGTGTTTGGTTTTTGCGTCGCTCAGATGGGCAACGGATTCAAGAGGGTATGCAAATACGAATCCATCAACCACCATCGTTTTGATTTCTTAGACACATCCCTACACAACACGTAAACATCGTCTGGGGCGTATAAATAATACGTTTGCAGTTCCAGAGCATCCGCAGTTGGCAGTAATGGCAGATCGTTGATCAACTCCACCAAATCATAACTGAACGCAGGCGGCGAATCGCACGCATAGGATAGATTTTCGTTTGCGTAGAGTTTCGGTGTGGCGAGGACGGCAAAGAGTATTGCCAGTAAACAGGTGAAGCGCATGAGGGTCTCCTTCAAGACGGGGTGATTGGGTGTAAGATGTGACTTATATCAGGTTTGTGGGGCGTAATCAACCCTTTTTGGTGGGATTGCGTGATGCAGCGCAGGTGCTGCAATAATCATTGGCCAGCGTTTGTCTCCAGCCATTCATGGAGGCGAGATGTCGAATCTCATTGGGAGTGGTGCAGGTGCCGCCGTAGCGTTCTTCACAGAGGCATCCATCGCAGACGATTTTAACGACACGGCGTACCGTCATGGCTTATTCCTTTTGGTTATTTGGGTCATTGAGGTACTGCTCCAGATCGAAATCATCTGAAACTTTTTGTATTCGTTTGGTGAATCCAATGTTGGTACTGGTGACGACGATTTCTTGTATGTCTTCATCAGCGATGAACGCTTCCACGATCCCTTCCCACACAATCGGCGCTGTTTGGTCGCCTATGTCGTATACATTGATGATGTGTCCAGACAGGACACTTTTTGACTCCATGAATATTTTCACAACTCAACTCCTTTCTCAAGTCGTTCAATACGGCAGGCAGTGATGAATCTGAGCGTGGCGGCGTGATCCTGATGCTGTATAACGGCCATAGAGGCATTTGCGACGAGGAAGTCAGGTTTGCCGAGCGTGAACATTTCTTGTCGTAAGAGCGCCGCTATGGCAGCCTGACGCATGATTTCAGGGTTACGCTCGGTGAGCTTGGTGTAGAATTGATTAAATTCGTAACGACACATATGGTCAAGCTCACGTTGTGAGGTGGTGCGGTGTGGGTCGATTGATGGAATTGTTTTCATGTCGTTTCCTTATGGTTGTGCGTGAGGAGTTAGCGGAGGCCAACACAGATGCACACCACGTGGTGGTGTGGCACTGAATGGGTCTATCCTTTAGCTCCCGCTCCGGCTCCAGCTCCAGCTCCCGCTCCGGCTCCCGCTCCCGCTCCCGCTCCCGCTCCGGCTCCGGCTCCGGCTCCGGAGCCGGCTCCCGCTCCCGCTCCCGCTCCAGCTCCCGCTCCAGCTCCAGCTCCGGCTCCCGCTCCGGCTCCCGCTCCCGCTCCCATATACATGTAATACCATTCTCGCACTCATGCCATCCTCCCGAATGATTCTATCTTGCATGTTTGGATATACCAATCGCTCGGTAGCTTCTGGGTATCTTCAAACCCGTCCTCACTCAGCGGTCCGGTTTGGTAGACGATGTGAGCGTCCTGTAGTAACACACAGGTATCATTGACACCTGTTAACTTCCCTGCGTATATGTAACGTTCACACCAAAGGGTGACGTTTTCGCCTAGGAAGGATTCCAGGCCTTCATCTGATACATCTTCGACTATTCTTTTCATCGTGATTCCTTTCATGAATCGGGTACTGAAAAACCCCTCGCCGCACAACACGACGAGGGGGAGCTTTACGCTATTTCTCCTTTATCCGAAGATCCAACAGAAGACCACGTAGAACCAATTACACACACCATGGACAATGGCATAGCCTATGGAATGATGGTGATCGTATGAAATGGCAACCGCAATTGACATTCCTAAATATACAATGAACCAAAAATCCGGACCATGTCCGCCAAGTGTTTGCATACTGCGCCTCAATTCCTCCTGTTGCTCAAATCTGGCATAAGCGTCGTCAAGATGGTTGAGGTGTGGTGCTACAGTGTCATCGTCATGACTCATGTGTGATCCTTTCAAGATCGAGTAATACGTACTGCCAGCCACATAGCTGGCACACCACCGTGTGAGGCGTTGTGTGCCAGCTATGCGAGCCATTGGTATGCACTTGAAAGGTTGGAGCTTCATACTGCTTACGCCCCCGTATCACGACGATACGAGGGCTGGGAAGCTCTGCTGAGGGATGGTTATTCGAGTTCGTCCATTAGGGCCTTGCCCATGGCAATGACGTCATTGATGAGTTGCGCGCTTTTGGGGCCTTGGTGATTCAACTCAGCACGCTGGTCAGAGAGTGCATGCGCGGCTCGTTTTAATAATTCAACAATCTCTTTCGGGGCCGTTGGGTTGTGATATTCCGTGATCAAATATTCGCGTCCCTGGCAGATAAGACCACTCCCGAATGCCCAATGTTCTGCAGACGACTTAGAGAAGAACGTTGAGGCTTTTTTGATGTCATATGTTAGGCCAGTGCGCTGAAACAAACCAGAGTTCACACCCGTCATATAGGTGGTTTCGGTGTCGGTTGTAAATTCTACAATAAATGTTTTGCTCATCTTACAGCCCCTCATAGTTGTTCTGGTGGTCTTTGAAGACATTGAAGTGGACATCAACGCCCATGGGGAGTGCGAGCACGCTCCGACGTTTGGTCGCGCGTGGACGGGTAATGGTTGCAGCAATGTCACGTTGCTGCGCCTCGGTGAAGGAAGTGGTTGGGATATTTGATGTGGACATGTGCGTGGTCTTTCGTGCGTGTTGTGGAGCGGGCAGCTCCGGGTTGGTTATTTCGTGTACCGTTCTGGATATATCTTTTGGCAACGCTCATAGACGTCATTGGGCATGCAGCCACGGTGTGCGTAGCACTTCGCAGCCATTGAGGTAGAGAAGACGGGACCAAAGCAATACCAAAATTGATAGCTGGGTGTGTGTTTTGGTATCTTACTCATACATATCCGGCAATGACTGTTACCAGATGCATTCACGCAGATCATTTCAGCCTTGGGGTGAATGTCTTCGGGGTCAACGCCACGCACGGTCTTGGGTTGGATCACGTTGGTACGGACGTCATGATCTTCACACTTCTTGGCGACTTGCTCAATAGAGCGGCGTATGCGGCGTAGGTCACCAATGAGTTGGTCGCGGTGGCGTATAGCCTTGTAGGGAGGAGACTCTAATTGCACGGCGGCCTCTTCGATGGAGTCGCGGGCATGGCCGAGGCTCTCAAGTGGGAAGGTTTTTAGTGGGTTGATCATACTGGAAAAGCCCCGCCATCGCTACGATGGTCGGGGCTGGAGTGAGAATGAGGAGTTTTAGAGTGGAGTGGCGAGTTGTTTCTGGATGGCTTTTGCCATGTCATTATTACTGATGACGGTTTGACATTTATCTATGAGGCATTTATGAGCCTCGCGTTGCATATCGTCGAGATAACCACCAGCCATGAAATCAGACATCGACTCGTAAGAGCAACAACCCAGATACTCACTGGCACTCAGCCAGTTTCAAGATGAGTACAACGAACTTCGACAACACACCAACCCCATACAGATTTGCGGGCTAGTTTCCGCACTGCGCGAATATCTTGAGCGTTATCGAAGATACCGTCAATGTCCATGTGTTCGGGTTCTGCATGAAGAGAGTAATCAAAAGTTGCCATGGTGTGTTCCTTTGTTGTGCGTGAATGATAATGGAGTCTTACACCCTTCTTGTTGATGCGCAAGCACTTTCTTGGGGGATGGTGTGTATGCCATGTATCTGTGCACAGTAGTACTTCTATATCTTAATCTCTCTGAGTTTAAAAAAGTATAAACAAAAAGTAGTTCTCTCTATAATAGTACGTGAAAACGCCCTGTATTTATTATTTCGGACATTGACGTACCAATTCCCCTGTTTAATGCTATCTATGACAATTTACTGGACTTATGACGAGTATTCTCTTGATTCTGTCGGGTCTTGGCCTTGTTAAATCAATAGGATGAACATTTCGGGTACTTAATCGGATATTCTGGGTGCCAATTAGGACGTTTACCAAGCTCTGCTGGATACATAATGCGGGTGTGTTGTGTCTGGGATTGTGTGTAGTTTGCCCCCGTGTTGGGACCCTCTCTCCCTTCAATCAATACACAGCCGTACATTGCGTACACACCACACCCCTGCTACTCACGTCTGATACACAATCATACCCCCGGGGGCGAATCATGCAGATACGGGGTGGTTTTGCGTCAACGGGGTGACTTGTCATGCTAGGGTGTGGTGTCGACGGCTGGGAGTCGAGTTGGCTCTATGATAAAGTGATGCAATCGATTGGAGGGGCCGCCCTTTGATTATATTAGAAGGTGTCTCAACAAAAAATATTTTGAAATTTCCAAATTCCACCTCACATACCTTATAATACACCCCACGAACACAACGTACACTTCTGACTTGCACGAGACCTCCCAGTCATTTATAGTACCGAGATGATTGCACCCGTTCCGGCAGCGCGATGCGTTCCTGCTAATAGATCCATGACCACCGCACAGTTGCGGGAGTCGGTACCCATTAATGCCTATCTGTGGGTGCGGAATTTTGTCATTGCCACCGGCAATTGGCCGAGGATGACAGCGGATGGATCATTGCTTGATGAAGATGGGCATTTATGTAATCATACCGGAAACCCGCCAGCCCCGGCAAGGGAATATTATAAGGGTGACGTGTATGAGAAGGTGGTTGCGGTCAAAGACCCCGATAATAGTAATCGTGTCCTGAGAGATGCGGACGGGGAAACGGTGCAAAAAGTCCTCCAGAAGGCCCATTTGATTGATGGACCAGTGGTCACTATTGGGGTGCAAAATCAGCTCAGTCAGTTGGATAAGGGGATTGATAAGGTGCTCCCGAGCTTGAAATCCATCGAAACGACCCACCAACAGACGGATCCCAGCCAAATGACTGAAACCGAGGTGAAACAGCTCGGAAATAAGGAATTGCACCATAAAATTGCAGATTTGCAGCTGATAATTGATAAAGGATCTGAATATGTTCCACGTGAAACGTCGTTCGTCCTCGAAGGCGTCTCCGACCAGCCCTCCGTCCTCGCCCTCCCCGCAGCCCTTGACCCCTTCGAGTGGGAAGACCCCACCCAAGAAGAACGGCTTTTCAGTACAGAGGACGGCCCGCGATTTAGGGCAACACCACCCGAAACCGGAGAATGAAGCACAAGTACGTCGGGCGACGATTGCCAAGGCAAAATTAGAACAGCAAGAATTGAAGCGTGAAAGCGCGTCTCGTCAGTTCCGTGATTACATCCCGTATATGCAGTCCGATTATGTGATGACCAAGTTTCATACGCGATTGGCGAATAAACTCGAACAGTTTCTTCAGGATGTCGTTGATAAAAAGTCCCCGCGTCTCATCGTTGAAGTGCCTCCGCAGTTTGGGAAGAGTCAGCAATGTGCGAAACATTTTCCTGCCTATGGGATGGGGAAACATCCAAGTATGGATTGGTTGGTTGGGACGTATGGACAGGATTTGGCGGATGACCATGGGGTGCATATTCGCGATACTATTTTAAGTGCACAGTATCAAGACGTCTTTCCTGGAACCACCCCCAACAAAAGTCATAAGGCCAAGGATTGGATCAAAAACGAGCAGCATGGGCAAGTTTTCCTCACGTCTACGACGGGTGGTGCGACCGGGTTTGGGTGTGAAGTATTCGTGATTGATGACCCGTTTAAAGGGCGTGCGGAAGCGGATTCCATGTCTGAGAGAAATAAAGTTTGGGGTTGGTATCAAGCAGTTGCGAAATCGCGCGTCAGGCATGGGGGTGGGATTATTGTTTTTCATACACGTTGGCATGAAGATGATTTGATTGGGCGGTTGAAGGAAGGAATGGCCGAAGGGGGGTATCAGTGGGATGTGTTGACCTTCCCGGCGATTGCTGAAGAGGATGAGTATTTTGAGGGTGAATTGTGGCGCAAGGAAGGTGAAAGTCTCGACCCGGTGAATTGGCCTATTGAAGGGTTGATCGAAAAGCGTGAGGATTATATGATCACGCGCAGTGGCGCGCGGGAGTGGACCGCCCTCTATCAACAACGTCCGGTGCCGGCGGATGGCATCATTTTCGATACCAACGATATTTATGGATGTCTTTATAAGGTGGGGGAAGAGCCGGCCAATCTCAATTATTACGCGGCTGGTGACTTGGCTATTTCTGAGGAAAAACATGGGCATTTTAGCGCTATGGGAGTGGGGGGTGTGGATTGTCATGGTACGCTGTGGATTCACCCAAAAATATTTTACAAAAAGGAAAAGGACCCGAATGAATTGGTGAAACGCATTATTGGCTACATGCGGAAGTTCAAACCCTATGGGTTTACCTTGGAGCGGATGCAAGTGGCATTGACGATTGAACCCTTGATTAATCGCGCACAACGCCTGGCACGCCTACCAACCAAATTGTATTTGGAAACGATGGGCAATAAAAATAAAGAAGAGCGGGCCTATACCCTCAAGGGTTTAATTATGGATCATGCGATCCGCCTGCCTGATACCCCCTTCGTGCGCGAACATCTGATTCCTCAGTTGCAAGGTTTCCCGGCCACCAAATTGGATGACTTGGTGGATTGGCTGGCATGGCTGGCAATTGGGGTCGATCGCTATATGGGTGCAGTGGTGCCGAAAGTTGAGGAAGCGGAAGAAATCGTCGAGTGGTCGATGGAAGATATTAAGCGCCGTGTCGATAGTAGAAAGCGTATTAATAAGGACTTAGGACGTGTAGGCACCGCGCGCGTGCCAAAAGGCTTGAACGGCCGATATATTTTGTAAGAATGCAGGTTCACTCGTTCCCACCTTTCAAGGAGTTCGACCATGGGCGTCGTCAATCCAAATCAAACCGTACCCCCTAATCAGTTTAAAGTGTTGCCAGCAACGGGCGCACCGACTCGATTGGGTACCTCCCCTCTCTCACGTAACCGCGAAGGTCGCTATACCGCTTTGGCTGCAACCAAAGTCTATGGCACTAATGGCCCAGCTTTGTCGAATGAAGATAAATTCATTCGCCATTTTGTCACCGCAGCTGAATCCGGTGGCGGCAAAGTCACATGGGATTCCAATCAATTTCCGGCATTGCTGAATGCATTTGTTGATGGTGGCGTCCTGAGCCGCGAAAATAACCTGCGGGTTGTTATCGAAGTGAATGGCGTCCCCATTATCCATGTTGCATCTGGTGGCGTTGTTGGCGCTGGCGAATTTGATGTGACTGATAATGCCAGTGTTATCGAAGTTGAATTTGGTACTGCGTATGGTGAAGGCACCCAATTTGAGTTCTACCTCAACGATGATGACGAAGTCTTCAATCTGAACCAGGATACCGATTTCCCTGCTAATCAGTTTGTCTCTGAGCTGTTATTTTTACATTTGTTAGCAGAAGATCAGATCGTGAACGTCGCGCCTGTGGCAGGTTTCCCATAATCATCTACCCCACCTTCGGGTGGGGTTTTTCATTATGTCCAACGCCAAAAAGAGCATCACGAGCTCTGACGAGTTCAATGCACGCCATGAACCACCTCCTCAGGAGCGTGGTCAGGCTATTGAGCCCCCCAGCACCACACAAAAAATTGTTCGAGACGTCACCAGTAACCGATTTTTCTATACACTTATCGTTGGTGGTTTGTTGTGGTATGGTGGTCAATTATGGGGTGTTCGAGATCAAGCATTGGTTCAGCCATACGTCGACAAAGAACAAACCAAGGAGATTAATGACCTTGGGAAACGAGTTGATAAAATGGGTGAAAAAGTTCATGGCATGGACAAAAAAGTCGATGCCCTTTTGTTCCACTTCAACATAGACCCCGAGTAGTCCGCATGAAATGTTTTCTTCTCGTTGCATGCCTCTTCCTGGTTGGATGTGGGCTGACACGTACCCGTGATATGCAGGAACGAACCGTCGTGAACCTGGTGGCCGAAACGCCGGTTGGCCAAATCAAGGTGACCGGAACGGTCGATCGCACACAACATGAAACCTCTGAGTTAAAATTTGAGTTACCTAAGTGGGCTGAATTCGCCACGTCTGGCCTTGGAGTCATGTCTGGTGGCCTTGGGGTGGTGGGCCTTTTCGGTGCACTCTATGCGACGGTTCGCCGGCGTAGGGACCGAGAAAAGTCAGAACAAGAGCACCATGAGAAAGATGTAACAAACGAGATGTATATGCGTGAATTGTGCCGCGGCATTGCTAAATGGCAGAATGATGCCCCACAAGAAGAAATAGATAGATTTAACACGTCTTTGCATGAAAGTATGTCACGAGATACGCGACACATCGTGCAGGATTACATTTAGGAGACCACATGGGCGCCAACGACGATATCAAAAATGACCTGAAACCGTTTTGGAAGAAAGTGATTCCCTTTGCCATCGTTGGCGGGGTGATGCTTATTCTCGGTGTTATCATCGGCTTCTTGGCAGCTACCTAATGACTATTCAAACAGATATTGCTGCAAAATTACCAAGCCTTGGTGACAATAGTCTTAATGCCCA